TCGGACTTCCAGCTATCCTTGCTACTCTTTGAATTATCCTATCAACATATTCCTTGTTTACAGCATCTTTGTTTTTTTCTGGATCTCCTAAATTAAAAATCTTATATTCTTTTAAATCTAAATCTTCATCAATAATATGCCCTGCGTCTTTCCAATTCAATTCATCTAGCTCACTGTGTTTTTTTATTATCTGCTTTTTGCTTTCTTTTACATCCTCTTTCAATTCTATTATTTTTTTAAAAAACTTTTTTTCAATTGCAATTACAAACTGCTGTATATTTTTTATAATTTTACTTCCATCTCTCTTTAATCCTTTTACCTCTCTTGCTGTATCTTTTTTGTAATCTTTTAACTCATCGTTAAACTTCAAAAACTTTTTTAACTCTAAATAGTTATCGTGCAAATGTTTATTTTTCGCAAAACTTTTTACATCTAAACCTTTTAAGGTATCGGCATCTATCCCTGACTTTTTAATGAACTTATAAAAATCGTCCCTATCTTTTTTTTTTAAAATATCTAATCTTTTAACGATCTCTTTTAATAAATCGTTTTTAACAGATTCGGCTGACATTTTATAAGCTTTTATTCTTTCTTTTTCATCTTTTAGCTCTTTTGCATCTTTTAATCTTTTATTTATTTTTTCTTTTATTTCTTTTTTCATCTAGATTTTCGTAAATTTTATCAATCTTTTTTACATCTATTTCTATTTCTCTTTCTCTTTCTTTTAATTCTAATTCTTTTTCTTTTATTTCTTTTTCTTTAAGCTTTTTGTTTTCAATTTCTTCTAATCTTTGCTTATTCAGTTTATGATAATTAACTCCCTTTAATTCTGATTTGTCAAAAATTGGTATTAAATCACAACGGCAATCGGCGTGTAATGGAAATTGTTTTATCCCCTCAAAACCAAAACTCAGCTTGCCTCCGTTTTCTCCAATCATAGTTTGCCCTTTTAACCAAAAGTTTCTATTGATCGGTGCTATCTTGCCATCCATCAATCTGCAAAATTCGCATACTCTTTCATCTCTTGCCGTAATCCATTGCTTTCCTACTGCCCCTACATCTTTGTAAATTTTTCCAGTAGCTTCTCCGCTAGCCCTGCTAACTTCCGTTCTAGCTATGGTGTCGCTTCTTTTCGTTTCATTGAAATAAAGTTTTAATCTCTTTTTTAAATCTGCCACTGATTCTTCTTCTTTTGTCCAATCCCTTAAAATTCTTTCAACTGCATCTCTTGTAGTTTTAGAAGTTGACGTTCCTAATTTAAGTGTTCTATTTTTTATAAAATCAACTACAAATTTATCTTGCGGTTTGAATGTATCTTGCAACCCTAAAAATGCGTAAGTCAAACTACTCTGTCTTATCAATGCCTCTTCTATGAACGGAGCTGAAATTTCAGCAGTTATCTGTTTTTGTTCTTCGCTTTGAAAGTTAAAATTTTCTAATTGTTTTTTTGTTTTTACTTCTAACTGCTTTACTATATTCCTGCCAAAAAGTCTAAACATACTCTTTAGCTTTTCTTTATATCTTGCCTCAATATCGTTGCTATTAAATATCTTTTCATCGTGGAAATTTGAAACTTCTTTATGTGTAAATCTTTTCTTTAGCTTATTGCTTTCCGCTTGTAATAACTCTGAAACTAAATCTTTAATTGGATCGCTATTTTTAACTTTTTTTTCTTCTTCCTCTTCTTCCTCTTCTTCTGTTTCTATTGATTCTAGTGATAGCTCCTCTCTAATTTCATCAACAGTCATTATATTATTTCTTGCATAAATCTCGTATATCTCCGCCTTTAATTTTTGGTCTTCTTTTACTGGATCGTCAAAAACCAATTCCATATTTTCCGTTCCTGCAAATAATGGCAATAAGAATGTATTTAATTGTTCTTCCACTGCTACTAATATTGGCTTTACCGCTCTCTTTGAAAATACACGATCGCTATTTTCTCCGTTTGCTCTATTTACATCTTCAGTGATTCCTAATATAGATTTTGGAACTTTGAACGCAGCTAATATTTTATTTCTTATTTCGTTCTGCTCATCACTTAATTGCATTTCGCTGATCTTGCTAGAAGTTTCTTGCCACTTTAATCCCTTTTCTAATATGGCTAGTTTGTGTGAATTTTTTACTCCTGTGTATTTTGTTTTAAATTGCTGTTTTAATCTATCTACTATTCCCTGATTTAATTCCTTATCTGTTTGCAATACAGCCCCGGGAGTAGCATCGTTAAAAAAGAAATTAACTAAATACTTTTCCATAAAATCATCTAAATCTAAAGTCTTTAAAATGTATTTCAATCTTCCCTGACCCCTGAATGGATTTATAAGCGTTGGAATTTTTAAGAAAACTAATTCTTCTGGATTTTCTATTCTCATTATTGTTCCATTGCTTTGCGTGTATTCGTAATAATCAATCTTTCCTCCTGAAAAATTCATCTTTAGCTTATTCGGATTTATCAAAGTCATATTAGTTGGATTCTTTCCATTCGTCAAAATCGGAGCTTCTCCCGTAGCCAAATATACCATTATAATCTGCCAAAAAAACTGAGTAGTAGTTTGCAATTCGTTCGGCTTATCTATTAAATTTAATATTGCGTGTGCTTTTATTTCTTCTCCGTTCTTCTTAAATAATCTCAAAGGCATTGACATTATTTCTTCTGCGATTGCATTCATTGCCATAAAAGACCAACTAAAAACTCCCTCTTCCAAAAGCTTCTCCAAATTTCTTTCTGGAGATATCTCTTTGTAAATGGGAGTTATTGCTTCTACGGGATCCTCTTTTTTTAATTCAATTTCTTTTTCATTTCCTTTATATTTTGGAAAAAAACTATTTAATCTTTCAAGTATATTCATATTTTAAAATATTTATTACATTATATCATACTAATCAAAAAAACACAATACTAAACTATATAAATCTTTGGAGCTTCTTCTTCTGTGCTTCTGTTGAATGTTAATGCTAGTCCATCTGCAACATTTGGAGATTTTATTCCCTCCTTTCTCATTTCTTGTTTGCTTTTAATTTTCATTGTCCCATCAGTATCCTCTTTCCATTTTATATCTCTTAGCTCATTCCAATCGTCTAATATTTCTAATCTTCCTCCGCCTTTTAACCACCTTGCACTATTGAAAAAGTTTTCCGCTTTTAAGTTTTTAAACTCTCTCGTTTCATTATATTTTCCTAAAGCTTTTTCGCTCCACTTAACAGGAACAATATCGTATCCCAGTTCTTTCAATCTGTTATAAACCCCTGCTCCTATTCCTATTGCATCTATAAAAACATTGCCGTGATTTAATTTATATTTATCAATGATCTTTTTAATCTCATTCACTGTCGCCATCAAATCTTTAATCCTTGACTTGTGAATAATTTTCGCAAAATTTTTACCTCTTAATATTCCTACATTCTCATCTCCTCCCTCACCAATATCAAACCCTAATCTTAAATCCCCCTCTAATTCTAAATTTTCAAAAACATTTTTTAACAATAAATCATTGTATAATCTGTAATAACCTTGCTTGTCGATAGTTTCCTCTTTTGGAAATAAGCATTCATAATAAATTCTAAAAAACTCATCGCTCATTTCAATTCTCATCTCGTCTATAAACTCTTGCGAATATCTTCCCTCTTTCAATGCTTGCTTGTAATCTATAAAAACTTTTTTATAATTCGGATTATTCCAACTTTTATAAAAATGTCTATTCGGCGAATCTTTATATGTTGGATTCCCAATCTTCAATAAAAACCCTCCGTTATGTCCTCCTAACATTCTCATTACTGTTGAATGTAAATCGTCCTCAATCAACGCTGATTCGTCCTCTACTACATTCGGACAACCATAACCCATCAATGCCTCTTTAACTTTCTGCCTATTCCTGCTATCGGCTGTGAATGTCCTGATCTCCCCTCCCCCTTTCCAAGTTATCCTTTTCCTGCTTCTTTCCCTCTTAATTCTTTCTAATGGCTCATTTGTATCTAACTCTAGCTGTGTGTATATATCTGTGTTATCAAAGGTATGCTGTAAAACCTTTTGCATTATAATATCAGCTTTCGGCTGGCTTCCTGCAACTATTCCCCATTCTTCCTTTTTAGCTTGACTTCTTAATATAATCGCACAAGCTACTGTGCTTGATTTTCCATATTGTGTAGGAGCTATTATCTGAACTCTTTTATTATCTCTTAAAAATATTGAAAGGAAAATGTCAATCTGCCCGTATGATAATATTAATGGCTTTTGCTCGTCATCTTTAAAAATACTTGAAACCAGTTCTCTAATTGATTCATACTTTTTCATTTAATTTATCAATTATACCGACCAAAGCATCCTTAGTTTCTTGATCAGTCTCTATTTCTAATTTTCTTTTTATTCTTTGCTGTAAAACATTATATTCTTTAATAGCAGAAACTTTAACTTTAAAATCAGCATCTTGATTAATCATTTTTAAAAGTTGCTTATCTACAAAAGCATCATTTAAACCGCTCTCCTCTATTAGCTCGTTTATTCTCTCTAAAATGTTAGTCTTTGTTAGTTGCTCTGATGCATTCGCCCTAGCCCCGTTATAAGCACCTTTTTTATTTACATCTATATCGTATGCTTCTATATAACTTTGAACTCCATTACAAAAAAACTCTTTATCTGTTGCATATAGTTTACAGAATCTTTCTTGTCTATGATTTAACTTTTTCTTTTTTATTTTCATATTTTTTAATTAAGTGTTTTACCAACAAGTCCAGCAATTCTTTAGCTCTATATTTTACTAATTTCTTTTCTACCTCTTTATGCCTCTTTATACTTTCTTTTTCTCTTTCCTCTCCGTCTATCCATTTTTCTAATTGATCTGGTGTTTTAACTACTGGTAATCCTAAAGCCCAAGATTGATATGTTTTGTTTTGGCTTTTATAAATAAATCTTCCGCTTAATCCGTCTGGCAATAAACACATATCGCATTCCTTGATATATTTATTTGCAGTTTCTTTTTCCCATTTTATATTTTCAACTTTACATATTCCAGTATTTAAATTTCCATCACTTATTATTCTTAATTTTAATCCCAGCTTTTTTATTTTCATCAAAGCTGGCTCTACTACTTTAAAATTACCTGAATATCCGAACCAACATAACATTTTAGTCTTTCCTGAATGTTCCTTTCTTTTTTCAAGTTTTAATATTCCGTCATCTATAAAATATACAGGCTTATCTGTAAATTTTTCAATTTCTTTTTTTAACTCTAAACTGCTGACTGTAATAACATCAATATATTTTAGTATGCTCACTATGTCTATTCCGTCCAGCCAATCGGGATCGCATATATCTAAAATCTTTAATCCTTTGAAATTTTTGGCGTGTTCTTTCCAGTATACTTTTTGATAAACCACAACATCATACATTGCTCCTTGCTTAAATATCTCCGCTTCTATTCCTAGCTTTTTAAATTCTCTAATTATCCAGCGTCCCCTTATTCTTGAAGACCCAATATCTCTTTTCTGATGATAGCATTCGAATAATAAAAATCCTATTTTCATATTATGATTTTAAAAGTTTTTTATTCTCATAAATATTTCCTGTTATTTCAATCTCATCGCTCACGTCCCACAAGTCATAACATACCAATCCCTTATTACACATTTCCCATCCTACCCGACCCCATTTAACTTTAAGTGTTTCCCAAACTAAACCCTTTCCTTTAACCTCAATAATATCTCCATCATAAATTTCTTTTCCGTTTTTGTCTTTAAGTCCTGTGTATTGTTGAAGAATAAAATTATCTATTTGAATTAACGCCTGTATTGGAATACTCTTATCATCTGGATCAGGTTCTTGCACCCATCCTCCTATCCAATTAACACCATTTTTATTAAATTCTATATGAAGTATCTGCTCAGCAGGAAGCATAAATTTTCTTTCTTTATCCCAAACACGAAAGCATATTTTCCTTTTCATATTTTTTTAATTATTCTTATAATCATTATAAGCGTCTTTAATATCAAAGTAAGCTCTAATAATAACCCAAGAAAAAATTAATAATATAAATATTTTCATATTTTTAGTTCTTCTTTTATAAATTTTTTCCAATCCTCCGCATATCTTTTTCTATTAAAATGTTTCAATGCTGTTTCTCTTCCTTTTCTTCCTACCTCTTTTGTGTATTCATAATTGTCTAGTAATCTTTTTATAAGCTCTGCCGTAAAGTTAATGTCGTTTCTAGGCACTATAAATCCATTCTCTCCGTCTTTGATATAATCTTCAATATCGTGTCCAGCCAAACTTACAATACAGCAACCACTCAGCATTGCTTCTGTTCTTGATCGTGGCATCGGACTAGCGAATGTCGGATTAAAATAAATTAAACATTTTCCTAAAAACTCTTTATAATCTTTAATATTTTTTGCGTTGAAACAACCAGTTGTATTTATCCACTGAAGACTTATACCGTATTTATCATATAAAACTTCCATTAAGCCCGCTAAATAGCTTCTATTGTAATATTTATCTCCTATTCCAGCTTGTGATACAAAGGTGCAAACTCTTGGCTCTTTGTCTTTGTTGTATATCCATTCTTTTTCATCCATTCCGTGTATTATTGGATAGCCCCTACCCCAATCTTTTGCTGATTGTTTAGAATTTACAACCATAAAATCATTTCCCACTACTGATAAAATTTCTTTTCTTAATTTATTTGATATGTAATTTGGAGCTTTTGCGTCTGGATATAATTCTGGATATACTGGCGTTCCGGGATTTATAAATACAATAGGCAATTTCGGATCAACCTCTTTAATAACTTTCTTCATATGCCTAGTTAATATGCTCTTATTTAAATTCAAATTTGAGCATTGTTGATCTAAGTGAAGAATTGCGAAGTCATATTTATTTGGTTGTATATCAATAACCCAGCTAGCATTCTTTGGCAATTCCCTGTTTCTTTCATCCCAGCGTCTAGTATAATTTATTAGTAAATCAAAATCAGCTATATCTTTTAGTGCCATCATTAAATCGTGGTTGTGTGGAACATGCCACGGCGTTTCTAAAATTTTTAATCTTTTCTTTTTTTTCATTTCTTATATTAAATTTATTAAAAACTTACTCCAATAAATTACAGTCCCAACTACTTTTGGGAATAAGTAGATGAAGAGTAAGCAGGCTATTATAATTAGAAATGTTTTCATATTCTAATATCTTCTTTTTAAATCTTTAGTTGTTTCAAATTTTTTTATATATAATCTATTATCAACTTTCAAAAATTCTAATATCTTATTTTCAAATTTAATAGGCAATTGTTTTATTTCTTTTCCTAATGTCATTTCTTCATATCTTATGTGTAAGCAATCAAATCTATTTAATATTTTTCTTTCGTTATCTCTTATTTTTTTACAATGCTCAATTACCTCTTCGTATTTAAACGATCTTTTTGATAATTCGTTTATATGTCTTAAAAATGTCCTTGCTGGATCTCTACTTAATAAAATTACTTTAATATTATTTTTTTCAATATAATCTAATATTTCGTCTGTAATTTGATTATATTTTAAGTCAAATCCTTTAACTTCATAATGGCTATTAAAAAATTTGTCTAGATATTTTTTTATAGGTTCTTTCCTATCCCAACCGTCATTATATTTATATCTATCTGAAAATATTTCTGCATTAATTTCTATATTACAATTAGAATTTAATAAAGCTCTCAATAAATTAGTTCCACTTCCTTGTTGTGATATTAAAACTACTTTCATTTTATTGGAGTTAATACTATTCTTATTTCATAAATTCTATCCTCCTTATCTTTTAATAAATCCATCGTATCTATATTCCATCTTTTATATCCGTATATTCTTTCTACATTTTCTTTCCTTAAAAAATCAAACCAGCATTCTGTAATACATTGTTTGTGAACTGGTTTCTGACTTCCAGGATGTAAACCGTATGGAACAATGAATTTAGCTCTCCCATTTTTACTTAAAATTCTATGGCATTCATTCAAAAAAAGCTTTGTATTTTCAATATGCTCTAAACAATGTGAACTAAAAATAGCTTCTACACTTCCACTTCTAAAAGGCAACTTATCTTTTTCAAAATCGCACTGTTTATCTACTAGCTTATTCTCAATTACATCAACATTTATATATCCATCTTTTTTTCTGCGTGGATTTTCTCCACCTCCTAATTCTACATTTTTCATATTTTTTTTATAAATTACTTATAGGGAGATTGAAGTATCTAGAGACCCCACCACCTAAGTGATGATTAAAACTTCAATCAACCCCTATAAATAATCTATTTTTTAATTATCTAATAGCCATAACTTCTTTTTCATTCTAAATATTTCATATCTCTTTGATTTTTTTGAAGTTCCCCTTATCAGTTGGCTTGCTTTTGCTCCTGGCTCATATTGTAAATTAAATCCTAAGTTCCTTAATCTTTGCCTTAGCTCTTGACTCTGTCCTCCATATTCGTTAATTCTCTCGTTAAACATTCCTGCATCTTTAATATGTTTTTTTCTTATGCAAAAAAAGTTTTCAATAAAATCTCTTTTTCCCGCTCCTTTATCTCCCCATACGGCACTCAAACCTTTCCTTTGTTTTAAATTATTTACTAAATATTCAACCGCCATTGTGTCTGGCTTCATTCTATCATCTGAAAATACTATGTAATTACCATTGGCTTTGAATACTCCCATATTTCTTGCGTGTGCCAATCCATATCCGTCATATTTAGTATTTAAGTATTTTATTGGTATATCAAAAGCTGATTTTAATGCTCTAATGATTGATTCGGTTTCATCCTTTGAATTATCATCACAAATTATTATTTCTATTGGCTTATAAATCTGCTTGCTATAAGCCTCAACTATTTTAATCAAATTATCTTTTCTGTTATGTGTTGGCACAATAACTGAAACTAAATCTTTTTTATGGAGTGTTTGATAATAAAGTTTTTCATAATTTCTTGCCATAATATCCTGATTCATAAGCCTTACCGTATCCCAAGCATTCTCTCTCATTTTATCTACTTCGGCTTTCTCTATTTTTGAAAATCTTTTAATACCATTTTTTAAACTTTCGTAATCTTCAAAATTTATTAGTATTCCATTTTCCCCGTCTTTGATAATGTCTTTAGCTTCTCCGCTAGGAGTAGTTATAACTGGTATTCCGCAACTCATAGCTTCTAATAAACACAATGTTCCCTCCTCAATATTATCGCTTGAATTTCCTATATAAAAATCCATTTCGTGATAAACTTTTACACGATCCTCATCTTTTGTCCCGAATCTTATATCCATTACATCCTTATATTTTTGGCATTCGCTCCAAACATCACCCTTATCTATTCTTCCCATCATTATTAGTTTTTTTCCAAATTCCTTACATACTTTTAAGCAATCTTCAAGACCTTTCCACCTGCAAACCCTGCCTACAAATCCGTATTTCCCAGTTTTTTTATATTCTTTGTTAAAATAAAATTTCTCAATATCTATTCCGTGTTGTATTACGCTTACATTCCAATGTCCTGCTTTTTCTAAAATCTCTTTAGCTTTTTGAGTGTGAACAACTAAATTATCAATCTTTTCCCACTTGTGTGATAAAAGGTTTTTTTGATTATGATGAGTAAGTATTTTTTTAATATCTTTGCAAGATTTTCTATGTGATAAGGTTTCGGCTGAATCCCAATAATGAAAATGTATTATGTCTGGCTTAAATTTTTTTACTTCGTCATCAAAAAATCCTCCATATTTATTCTCATCATTTCTTAAATCTTTCGGATGTATATCTATAATCTTTATTTTTAGATGTTCGTTTTTCTCTTTTATTGTTTCTGCTAATCCTCCTATAGCCCAAACGGGAGAATCAATTATTTGTAATATTTTCATTATTTATAAGTATTAATTTTTATTTTCCATTTAAACTTATCATCTAATAATTCTATTTTATTAAACCCAGCTTCTTCTAAATTTTCAATTAAAATTCTCGGCGTAAAAATATTCCTGTGATAATCGTATTCGTGCTTTTGAGCTCCCAAAAATCCCATTTTCCACCTCATAGGATTTACATATCCTTTGCCTTTGCAATTTTCACAACTATGATCTAACACTTCCTTTTCGTTTTGCGGTTTATGCGGAACATTACTACAAATTCCTCCTGAAAAATAAGCCTCCATCATACTCTCACAATCTGGAACTTGTATATGAAATTTGCCGTCTGGCTTTAATATCCTATGGCATTCTCTCAATACATTTATAGTTTCTCTCCAGCTGATGTGTTCTAAAACTTCTGTCATAAGAATTTCATCTATGCTATCAGTTTCAAATGGATATGGATATTCTGTTAAATTATGAATAATATCAACATTCTCTAAATCAAGAGCGTCAACATTTTTATATCCTTTAACTACTTTATTATGTGATCCTAAATTAAGTCGCATAAATTTATTTAATCGCTTCTACCACTATTCCTTGAATTTCGTGAACATAATTATTGTTTTTATTTAGCCCTCGCATTCTTTCCTTGTTGTAAACATTCACAGCTATGTTTTTATTATTAAAATATCTAGGATAAATACCTTTAATTTTAAATCCTGTTTTTTCAAGCAACTTTCTAGCCCCCAATAAAGTATATCTCAAACAATCCTCTCCATTTGGCTCGTGATGTGGATAAATAAAATGAAATGATATGTATAATATTCCTCCTTTTTTTAAAAATGAATTTATGTTTTTAAGTGCTTGAAGTGGATTCCACCAATATTCTGAAACTTCTATACAAAATGCTACATCGTAATAATTATTCAAAGAAACTGGCTCGCCTGATTTATTCTCAATTACAGCTCTCCCTGATTCTAATGAAATATTTAAATCGTGATGATAATCAGGCTTCCTTTTATTTTCGTGCGGTTTTTTTAAATCTAATATTGAATATTCTTTAACATTCCAACTGCCTGTCCTGCCTTTGATTGAATTTTGTGAACCTCCAATATCTAAAACAGCATAAGTGTTTACATTGATAAGCTTTAAATAATCTTCCAATTGTATCCTTGAATAACTACTCATTTAATAAAATCTTAAATAATCCATAATACTTTTGGCACATTGTTTCAAGCCCGAAGCTCAATTTAAAATTTTCAAAATCTAAATAATCTTTTTCTAAAACTTCCTCTACCATTTTTACGGCTGATTTATTCCAATCAATCTCTCTACCATTCATTACGAGTTCTTTCGTTCCTCCATAAGCGTTATATAAAACTGGAACACCGCAGGCTTGAATTTCTAAAATAGTATTACTGCAAGCGTCTGCAAAATAAGGTATAAAAGCTACATTGCAACTTCTAATAACTTCTGCCATTGCTTCTGGTTGTAAAATTCCTTTATAGTTAAATTTTTCTCCGTTATGAAATTCAAAAGGATTGTTTATTTTTCTTACATCATCTGCAAATCTCCCTACTAAAATTAATTCATCTCCTTTTTTTTCTAAATTATATTCTCTCCAAAAATATTGAACTTCGTGGAAACGCTTAACTTCATTTCTTGAAAACTTTGAATAAAAAACTTTTATATTCTCATTCGTATTATTTTTTGGATAAAATATATCCGTATCTACTCCATTATTTATTACAGCTCCCTCTTGGTTTCCACAATAAGGCTTCATCAGTTTTTTCGCCCATTCAGTCTGATAAACAATAACTTCTGATTTTTCTGCAAACTCTCTTAGTCTAGGCATTCCCGTATTTCTGTTTTTACTGTCTTCTAAAATATTATCAATCCTTAAAACTATCGGCTTGTTTTCTTCCTCGGCTCTTTCTACTTCTCCACGATCTGCCAGTGAAGCACCAGCTATAAAAAAAATATCATAATCTCCGCTATCTACTAATTTATATCCTAACTTCTCAAATTTTTTAAGATTTTGGATGAAAGTGCTTCCTCCTCCGACTGAGTCTTGTCTATTTAGACTTGGAACTTTTATGTTTATCATCTTATGTGTTCTAGTAATTTTTCAAATTCTTCCCATAAATCAAACTTTTGAATCTCCCATCCGTGAAATGCCATATTAAAATATCCTCCCTTTTTTGCTTTTTCGTATAAATCTGTTCCAGCTTTTACTATTGATCCGTCGTATTCTTTTCTTGGATATATATGGAAAGTTCTTGGAAGTGAAAGTTTATTATAATTCCCCACATTTGTTATTCCTAGCTTCATTGTATAGGCTCTTTCGTATCCTGCTTTCTCAACGCTCTTAATTACATCCTTGTTAAACCAGCCCCTAGGATAAGCAAAGCTTTTTATTTTTCTTCCTATTAAATTTTCTAAATACTTTTTATTTTCAACAATCTCTTTTAATCGCTCTTTCTCGTTTAGCTTTGTTAATAATGCGTGGCTTACTGTATGCCCTCCTATATCGTGCTTCTTTGATATTTTTTTAATAGCACCCTCATCTATCTCACAATTATTCGGTATAAAGAATAATCCTCTTAAACCAAAACTTTCTAATATTTTTGAAACCTTTCCGTCAAATAATGATCCGTCATCTATTGTTATTATTTTTTCCATCTCTTTAATAATTCTAATTGGTATCTAAGTTGCCTTGCAA